TATAGAATATATGTGATTTGCGTAGGGTTTTTGGGGGTAAAATTGGGATGTATAGTGGTGATATAGAGTGGTTTTCCGGATTTTACAAAAGGGGTTAACCGCTTAAAAGGGGGGAAAAATGGTAGAAATAAAAAAAAGATAGAAAACTGTTGGTATTTTCACTACACCCTTAACATTTCGGTGATTTACAGAGTTTTATGTGTGAAGGGTTGTTATAAAAATGTGTATTTTTTATTACAATGAGGATATGTGTGATATAGGTGAGCGGGTACGTTTTATGGTAAAATATAGGTTAAATAGCTGATACAATGAGAGATGTTAAGGGTTCACGTTTTTGGTAAAAAAATGCATGATTTTGGTAAAAATATGGGGGTTAAAGGGTGTGAATCGGCTTTTTGGGTTGTTTTTTTACAAGAATTGAATGAGGTTTTATTGTATATAAGTGATATAAAAACAGGGACACGGAAGTTTGTGCTAAATCTTCTGTATCCATTTATTGACGGGCGTTTGCTATTACATATATTTATATTCGTAACAAGTTTGTTACGTGACATACAATCACTTATAAATTATTTGATTGACATGTATATAAGTGACTTAGTGTATTTTGAGAGTGTGTATAGCCAATATCTTCAATTAAGGAATCTTTGGGTATGGCGGCTATAAATCCACCCGTGATTGCGCGTATTACCCATTGCCCTGTTTCGGCATTGGCATAGTGTTATCGTGTCTATTGTCATTTGTTCGTTTTCTATACCCCTTTTTTCATGGGTATGTAGTTATTGGTTCTATTTCCAAGTTATGTGGCATTAAGTTTCGGGTTTCTAACTTTCCAAAATTCAATAGCCTCTTTGTATGTAAAAAAATTATGAAGCTCATAGTATCTCTCACCATTTTCTTCGTAAGCAAAATCCCATACTTCCCATTGGTTTGTTTCTTTGTTTTTTACTGGTCGTTGGCAGTCCATAATAATTAACGCCACATAACAACGTGTATAAAACATTGCCTCTGTGGTCTTTTTTTAAGTTTATACTAAATATTCAAATTCTTTCATTCTATTAGTTTTGCGTTGGCAACGTTTCATACACCCAGCCGTTATGGTTCATGCTAAACATCCGCTGTTGATAGTTTAGTCTGTAATTGTAACCACGCTGCTTTAAACTCTTCATTTGTAATCTCATTTTCTTCTGACATTGAATGAACATAGTTATTGTAACCAAATTCAATACTAATTCTTCCATATTTGTCTGTTTGAAAATTCCATCCATGAAAATGAGCCAAAATGTTTTCGCCAGATTGGTACAAAGTGTTTTTATTAGTCATATAATGGTACAAATACACCCTTGCAGCAACCTATGTCGTGCCCCCTATAAGCCACGTGTTCCGGCGCCGCCAAAGACTTCTCCGAGTCACGCCAATCTATCTTATTGCACGTTCTGCATCCCCACGCAACCGGCTTTCGTACGAGCCTCAAAAGTTCTGATAATTTAACAATTGCTTCGTTTTCATTTACAACCCCATTTTCAAGGTCTGCTGCTATTTTTATTAGTTTTTTTTTCATTCTTATTGTTTTTATTATCTTTTTATACGTTCTATGTTATAATGTTCCTTAAATCCAGTTCCTATCAACTCGTAAACCCTTCCTTCTTGCGTATGAAGCACCTTATTAAAAAGCCCAATGTTTTTCCTGAAATAGGCAATTTCTTTATCTGTCAAGTCTACCGTAACAAGGCTTCTGTCGTATTCGGATTCCTCTACCAACGTTCCGTACAAGTTTGGCACATCGCATCGCTTCATTATTACAAAGGAATCCGTGAATCCAAATGAACTTTGTGAGAAACAAACGGAAAATGGTTTTTTACTATTTAGCAATTTTTGTAATACCATTTGTTATTAATTAGTGATGCAAATGTAAATAATATATTTCACATAAACAACACTTATTTCATAATTCGTAAAAAATTTTTATATTTGCGCTGACTAAATAATAAATTATGGCAGATATTAGCGGACAAAAACAAAAAGATTTCTACAAAACCCTTGATGCGCTTGGTTTTATAGAGGAGGTAATTGAGGAAGAAGATGATACGCCGGAATACAAGTATAAGTTTCTTGAACTTTTTCCAAATAACGAAAATTGTGATTTGACATTAATAGCGGAACATGACAAAGACTATGTGTCGCTTTTCCCATACGACGAAACAGTGCGCTTTTATACTATTCAGCAAATATTGGACTTTTATAAATCAATAACTGGCGAACACATTAAATTTGATTTATTCGCACTATTGCAATAATGAATATCAATGTAAAGAAGTTTGTTGACGAGGTATATCATAATCTTGATTTAGGGCAATTAAAAGAAGCCACTGAATCCGAGAAGGTATCCACATATATGGATAGCGTTATACGTGTTATGAGAAACACGATACGCAAATCCAACGTATGTAAGTTTAACAATAAGATTCATATATTTAACGGCTGTTTTTACGAGCCAATATCTTTCCCGCAATTTCAATTTGGACTTGAAGAGGTGATGAAGGACAATAACGTTAATGCTTCTTACTGGAAACGGATAGTTGATAGTTGCGCTTCTGAGCTGGAAGGGAAGGAGATTTCATCCGCATCGAATCATGTTATATGTTTTACAAACGGAGTGGTAGACTTGGAAGAATACGATAACATACACGTAGCCCCATTTTCTCCAAAGTTTCATGTGTTTTATCAATTACCCTATGAGTTTAATAATGAGGCGAAACACAGGCTTTGGTCAAGGTTTTTAAATCAGGTGCTTCCAGACAAAGAACTTCAATATGTGTTACAGGAGTTTCTTGGCGTTATTTTTATAGACAGAAGTAAGTCTAAGATTGAGAAAATACTATGGCTTCTTGGTAGCGGAAGCAATGGAAAAAGTGTTGTTTTTGAAACTATAATAGGGGTTCTTGGGCGTGAGAACTGTACTCACATAGATTTATCAGACCTTACATCCGGGGATAATAGGGACAAGAATATAGCACGGATAAATGGTAAACTTCTAAATTACTGTTCCGAGGTTAGCCGGAGAAGCATTGCCTCGGATTTTGCCAATAACCTTATATCCGGCGAGCCTCTTCCTGCGAGGGAGATGTACGGGGCACCGTTTACGGCGTATAATATTCCTATGATGATGGCGAATACAAACAAAATGCCTAAGTCTAACTATCAAACCCCCGCTTATTATAGGCGTATAATCATTATACCGTTTAACGTTACCATACCGGAGCGTATGCAGGACAGAAATCTACATCATAAATTGCGCTCCGAGTATAGCGGGATACTTAACTGGATACTTGCGGGAAGAAAGCGGATAATGGCGAACAACTATCAATTTACAAAATCCAGGCTGGTTGAACGAAAGATTGTTGAGTACAAGCGTTCAGATGATACCATTACAAGGTTTATGGCGGATAGTGGATACAAGCAGACAAGAGAGGATAGGGCTGATAAGGGAGTATCTGTCGGGACGCTGGAACTTTACGGGGAATATGTAAGGTGGTGCAATAAGAGAAAAATAGCTTACGAAGAGCGAATTACTACCGTTAAGGGGTTTAGTAATGTGCTTACGGAATTGGAGTATGAAAAGGAGCGAAGCCGTGAAGGAGTTAAAATACATCTTTACGGAAGATACCATAATAGATATTAATATGGCAAAAAGTGTAGGAAAAGGCAATAGGGCAAAGGGTGATGTATCTAACATTATAAAGAACATAAACCCGGAAAAAGATGATGTGAAAACGGATATTATAAGCACACTGTCACCGAGAGAGGTTTTTGCCCTTAGTGGGTATTTGGCCATTGTGGCTACTTCTGGGGACAGTGAACAGTTACGTACTGATACGTATTCATTTTCAAGGGATAACTACCCAAAATGCAGTGGTGCACTTTTATCAAGAAAGATAGAAGAATGGTTTTCTTCCCATCCTGTGAAATATTTCATAGAGGAGCGAGGAAAGGTACAATCAATAAGCAGTGCCGTTACTCCATTTGTTGACAAACAACATATTGAAACGGACGAAGGGTATGACGAGAAGTCTATTGCCGAGCTTGAAGAAATAAAAGAAGATGTAAAATTAAAAATACGAGGAGAGGGTGGAAAGATAAATGATGATGCATTAAAATCATTTCAGGATTTAACAAAGTTGATACATAGCATACGCTATAAAAGCAAGGAGCAATTGCGGGATAGTGGAAAAATTGTGCAGGTTTTGTTACCATTACAATGCCCTTCATGCCCGTTATACATTGAGGAAAAGAAGAAATTAAATTTATAATTACGGAAGAAAAAAAAGAAAAGGCCAAAAAGGGCCAAAAAACGCTTCGTGTAGGTAACTTCATAGTGCGTATGCATACAGAGAATGACATTCCGGTTTATTACCATATAAAGGCTGCCTCTGCCGTATGGGAGATGTTTCTTAATGATGCCACATCGGATGTATTTCAAATGGTTACAATGTCATTTAATGAGGAGCAGCTTTTAAAGTGGCTTGAAATGTATATTGTCGGATGTTATGTTGTATGTAGCAATCCCGTTGATGCCGAGTTTATTGATGACTTAGTGTCTTGCTATGAGAAGTATCTTGAAAGAAATGCAGCGTCATCTTATGGTATCAATACGGATATAACAAAGAAAGAAGATGATAAGATTATTAAGGAGATGAAGGATATTGAAAACGCAGTGGAAGATTTGTTTAAAGATGAAAGAAGATAATAAAATATGTGAAAGTTGTCTCAAGCGTGAATATTGTAAACATTCAAAGTTTTACAAGGAAGCTATGACATCATGTAGTGAACACATACTTGATGAATCATTGTATAAACCGTTAAAAAAGGCGTTTTATATGACGGAGCGTAAAACCCACTGATGCCAATAGGCTCGGTGGGATGTAAGCGACCATTTTACATTAGAAATAAATTTTGTATATTTGCATAGTCAGTATAAGACTTAAAAACCTCGTAAGGGACTTGCGAGTACACGTGTGGAGCGATAGTAAGACTTCTAACTTCCTTTGGAAATAGTAAGCAAATTGCTGTGAAGCACGAAGCCCAATCATCTTTAGTGATTGGGTAGTTCACGTTTTAGAAATTATTATTATCTTTGTGGTGTCCGTTTCGGGCTTTTGTGCTTATTAGTTAGTTGGGTTGGGGGTGTCGCGTTCTGCGATACCCCCTTTGTTATTCATGGCGGCAGAATGTAAGGAATTTATTACATTAGCCAACTACGCAAGTGACAACTTGCCAAAAACACCAGTTTATGTTTATGTTCGCAAAAATCAACCTTTATTTCACTTTTGCGGGTAAAACTTAAATAGGGTTTAATTCTGGCCCTGAAAGAGGTAATTTTTACCACTTCTGGTTCACAAAGCAAACCCACGATTTTACTCAACGCAACATACAATATGCGGGAATGGTGATTTAGGTGTATTATATAATATATTAAGTGGTCAGATTCGACCACTTAAACATGTACCAAATCGGTACATATTTTCTTTATACGTACCATTCATTGTCCAGTTTATGCACATAAAAACTGGACACATCTTCGCATGTGGGTAGTGAGACTAACCACTTTACGGAAATGCACCTATTGGGTAAATACGCACTATGTGATGAACAAAATTGTCGAAAATTGCTTATTGCGATATACAAATTTATAAAACGGAGCGTAAAACCCATTCATCGGCTATGCCGTGGGTGGGTAGTTCACTGCATAAATACCGGGACTACAATACAACAGCATCTTACATGAACAGGGAAAACATTTGTACCCAATGGATGTATAACGGAGCAAGCCGAATCACAATCAGGGCAATAAAAATTAGAACCCCTATAACCCATATATCCTATAACGTCACCACGCATCGCCCATAGCTCCGTTAAAGCAAGGTTATAAGCTGTCATTGAAGCGAAGCTAATAATCGTTAGTATATTTGCCCTCGTCTTATACGAATATCCACTACCAGCATTTACATAACGTCGGAATGCGCTAATATCCTGCTTATGCGCCGACAAAAACCCCAATGGATTACTCATATAGGTTCCAATCATTGAGAATGGCATATCAAGGGCTACGAAATATTCAACCTCTTTGGTAAATATCTCTTTTACTTTTTTTACACTATCTTCATAGGATTGTTCCGAGAAAAGTCTTGAACGAATCTTTATGTCTCCTATTGGAATTGCATTATCTTCCGTTTCAGCCGCAAATGACACGCTTTCATTTATGCGCTTTAGTATGGCGGCAAGAAGAAGAGCTACAAATTCATCGATATAATCACTTATGTTATCCCTTTTCTTTTGACTATAATGCGCACCAATCTTGCGAATTAAATTATTTAATTCTCCCGAAAGAATATTCTCATGCTCTGATATGGAATTAATAACCTTATCGGTTACTATTTTATAGAACTCTTTATCATGTTGGGTCATTGCGCAAAACCGTTGATTATTTTAAGTATGGGACACACACAGTCTGGGTCATATATAATGATGTACTCTTTTTTTGTTTCATTCCACTTTGCGGCGGCATACGACCTGTCACCATTACTCTTCTCAACAAGAACGGCTATGCGCTCTCCCATATTCTTATCTGTTTGACACTTTCTGCCAAGTTTATCAAAACCTAAAAAATCTAAAACTTTTTCTTTTGTATCCATTTTATTGTGTTTTATTATCGCTCACGACTTCTCTTGCTTTATTAACATCTATTCCTGTTTGTTCATTACCATTCCCAATCAACTCACGTCTTGTTTGATTCAAAATACGCATAAATTCATCCTTGGCACCATAAGGAACGTTTTCGGAAGCTGTTTCAACCGATATCGAACCAGAAAGAACTCCCTGACAAAGAATATTCATCAATTCGGCTACATTCTCATGTACATACGGCTGTATGGAACCTTTTACGCTAATAGAATTAAAATCTGAAACTTTCCCAGTTTCCATCGAATATCCTTCCTTGAATAAGTCTACCATATCATCAATGAATAAATCCCACTCACGGGCGTCCGACATGGCCAGTTCAAGAGCCGGGGAATAAATAAGTTTTATTGCAACCCCCGGCAAGTCTCCGCTTTTTACTTCTGGCGGCGTTACAGTAAATGAACCAAGAAAGATGTTTTTTAGCTGTGTTTCAAGTTGCAGGCGGAAGGATTCGCTTGCGTCGGTTTTAGTCAATAACCGTGCGTCATCGTGTTCTCCAGTTGCGTGTATGGCATATGGTCTGCCATTGGCCATGCCCTCAATTTCGGCATCTTGACTTTTAATAAATAATATGGGGAATGCAAAGGCTTTATTATTTTCCATAAGTTGTGAAACAGACATCTCGTAAGCGTCTATATTGCTTTGCGACATAGACCAACACGCCCCTATCATAGACCGCTTATAAGCAACGGGGCATTTGCTAAATCCGTGAGGCATTGCTTGTTCCAAAGTATATCCATCAAGACCTATATTGGCATATGGATTCTTCTTACCACTTGAACTACCGTCCGAAACAAATCGGTAAGCCATAACGTCATCCCATATTTCTATATAATTATAGGGCCTACCCTCGTCATTCACTTTTAAGAACTTACGTACAAAAATGCGCCCATTTGACGGGTCATCATGGCAAAACAGGGTATCTCCGTCCAAGTATGACATAGTGCGCCAGCGTATAATACGTTTATCCTTTCTTGTTTCATAGTAGAATAAGCAAGCGGAATCACCCGTTATTTTTTCGCTTTTAGCACAGTTATACCATGCTATTTCCATATTCTTATCAAGCCATCCCTGCTTAAATGCTACAAGGGCTTCTTTTTGAGCATCGGTGGGCTTCATTATTGATGACTTGTGTTGTACGGGATTACCGCAAAGATGTATAAGCTGCTTCGTTGTTATTATATACTGGAACGGGAAGGCGCATCTTGATACCGCCTCTTCGGCCCACACTTCCTTATCATTGTATTTTATCTTTGTAAGTTTATCGGGATAGTAGTTTTTATCATTTATCTTATGTCCTGAGGGGAAATATTCACGTAGAAATTCCGCCTGTGGTATAAGCTGATTGAATGGCCTATCAAAGTTTGACATATCAATCTCCGAACCATCACGAGTAATCGGGAAGTTTGACAACAACCCATTGGCATAATCTCCATTAGACAAATAGGCTCCAAAAGGAATAATCCTTTTAAACGGAACCCTTGTCAATACATTTCCCTTAAAATCCTTTAATTCCATAATTAAAACCTTTAAAAATTCATTAAAAATTGAAGCCCTCTAACTCCTTTTTTTACGGGCTTTAATACATCAAAAACTTGGAACATAATAAACATGTCTATAACGTCAGGAGAACGCTTGCCACCCAATATTTTCTTCATTTCGTCTTTTGGTATAACTTGGTACTTATTTACATTCATCTTTCTACGTAAAACAGGTCTTTCCTCTTCAAGATAAGTACGCAGGGTTGCCCCGTGAAACTTTCTGTTAAGTAACTCGGGTGCTATGCTAAACTTTCCCTCTTTCAACCCCATTACAAACTTCTCGACACATTCTGATTTCAAATTATACCATACGTTACTATCGGTAGATGAAGAGTTACCGTTAAATGCAAAGGCACCACCAACTCCTTCTTTCAGTGGCTCTTTAAGATATTGACCAATACCGTCGCTATCAAATGCAACATTTCTTAGAGGGATGTGATTCCTTTCAAGAAATTTATTTACAAGGTTTACAACAGACATACTACCCACCGTCTTATATATCTCCATATCAAATAAGTGGTTACCATCAAAAGCACCTATGACAAACCCGTCTCGCTTCAAAGCTACGTCTATAACAGCACGCAAGTTTCCATCTCTTTGTTCCGGCGCATCAAACATGGTTTGAAGGTCTGCTATGGAGACAAGGGAAACTGAATCATCTTCATCCTTCCATATACCCTGTATGTCTTTTTCCGTTTCACTTTCTCCACGTCCCGCCAGCCGTGCAAGATATTGCGGGTCTTCTTTAATGAATATCCTATTTTCGTAGTAGTTGCCTTCGATAAATGTTATTGAGTTAATAAGGCTATGCTTGGAAAGCCCCATTACTTCAAGCCTTTTATCCCAAATCTTATCTATCTTTGCGGCTGCTTGTTGGTAAACTTCTTCCGGGCTGTTTCCCCAATATATTTCGGTAACATCTTCACCGTATTTGTAAAAGTATCTTTTATGTCCGTCACGTTCTCGTATTATTTTTCCGGTATCCGGGTTTATCCACCAAGAAAGTAGCTTATAAAGCCAGTGGCTTTCACCGACGGGATTACATGATGCTATAAGTTTATTTGGGATTCCGAGAGTGTTCCTATTTGCCGCAAGAAGTGTGAAGAATGTTTCCGACTTCATTTGTGGAAGCTCGTCTATTATGATAGCAGGAATTTCAACCCCCCTAAAACGTCTGTCAACCTGATCTTCATCGTGTAGATGTTCAAACTTCACTCCGGCACCACTTGGAAAAGTCCACATCATACTTGATTCCGTTATTCTGGCTATCTGTGAATATATCTTTTTTGAGCTTTGGAAAGTTCCTCTACGCAGGTCATTTTCTTCTTTGCGGAATGCGTGTACTGTATAGTTCGGATTTTCTATAAAGCGCATAACGGCGAGAAGCATAGCCATAGTTTTTCCACCACCACGCCTTCCACCTATAATCAAAATACCCGCATCAGATGCACACACACGTTCTTGAAACCCGGATTGAGGACATATGTTGTACGATATGTCACCTTTACGGATTTTTTCATTTTCTGCCCTAACCTTTGCCACATACTCACGGGAATAAACCCTCATTCCGTGAGCGGCAAATACGGGATCATATACTTGCTCTAAAGTACTCATAAACGTGGCAAATATACAAAATTATATTCATTTACTAAATACAAATATACTTACCATGCCTTTGTAATGTTCTTATACATTGATAATCAGGCAGTAACATAGGTGTTATATAACAGGATTGTTACATTATAAAAATTATCGCTATATTTGTCCGACTAAACAAACTATTTTTTTATGAAAGACAAAATTTTTGAATTGCTGAAAACTAAATATTCCCCTTTAGGGTTTAGCGATAATGCTTTTAACGAGCTGTCGGACAAGCTGGCTGCTTCGGGAAAGGTTACTGACGAAAACTTGACTGATGTTGTTGAAAGTGCGGGGCTTTACCTTGCGCCATTACAGAGTGAGCTTGACAGAAGGGTTGGTTCTGTGACATCCAAATCTCAAAAAGAGCTTAATGCTACGGCAAAATCTCTTGGATGGGATAGTTGGGAAGATATGGCAAAAGGAGCGAAAAAGACAACGCAAAATAATGACCAGTCACCCGCTCCGCTGAGTGTTTCAATACCAAAAGAGCTGCAAGATAAAATAGCTGAATTGGATAAGAAATATGCGGAGTTGAGTGAGCGTGAAGCTACTCAAAAGGCAAAAGAGGCAAGTGCGAAATTTTCCGCAGATGTTAGAGCGAATCTGCTTAAAAAAGAAATTGGGTGCGCTGATGATGTATTTCTAAAGTTAGTGTTACATGAAATTGACAATAGCAGGTCTATTGATGATAATGTAACCCTGTTAAAGAAGAGATATGACGAGGAGGCGTCATCCGCAACACAGGCTGGGTATTATGTTCCTCAGTCGCAAACAATAACTGTGGCGGCCATAGACCCATCGAAGCGAGATGCGGAAGAAAGAGAATTTGCCAAAAAAATGCAAAATTCTAACAAACAAATTTAATTATGAAACATTGGAACTCTTTTAGGACTACTACACAATCGGTTGGGAACACCCTGCCGTTGCTTGCAGAACCTTGTCTGAAAAGAATGCACGGTGCAGTTGTTTCTAACGCATTGGCTCTTGACGAGCGAATTGTTGGTGGAACGCCCATGTATTTTAACATATCGGACAGGACTGTAAAGTTCTTGAAGCTGTGGAAGGTAAAAACCGTTGTAGATGACGGGACTAATTACGTAATCACACTTGTCAAGAACAGTATATCTCCCGTGCTTAAAGCGGGATTGGTTATTATGCTTATGCCCGCGACTGTAAACGGAACTGGTAAAGCCGTAGTGTGCGGCACCGTCACAGATGGAACGAACACCTATTCCATTACGGTGGCTAAGGCTGGCTTTGATGCGGTAGAGGCCGGGGATTATATTGTTGAATCATCTTCCGCAACTGCTGGTTCTGGCAAATCCATCTATTGTGAGCCTAACAGTATCTCTACTGAGGATACTATTGGTGGCGATATTACACTTGTAGACGTGCCTCGTGGTGTTCTTTATATGTACAAGAACACACTCCCCGATTGCCCGGAAATCGTGCTTACCGCCATTCAAAACGGTGGTGATTTAAAGATTGTTTGGGAAATGTTTAACGAAATACTTTCATAAGGAGGGGATAATATGATACAAGGAATACAAGACAAAGGTTTTTATGACCTTATTAATGGCGCACTAAACCTTAATGGGTACGCCAATATCCCCGAATTTTTTGAATCGGCTCCCCGTAACTGGTATGATACCGAGAATTACAGAAAATCATGGGATGTAGAACCGTTTGAGAATCCGACAAGGGACTTCAAGCAGTACATAGGAGAAATAGAGATACCCATTATGGCCACTTACTTGGCTGATGATGCGGAAACTCCGCTTATCTCCAATCAGGGCTTTAAGGTTCAGACAGCCGATATACCCCGTATGGGTATCGGGTATATGTTTGGCGCAAAGGCTTACGAAGATGCAAGGAAAGCAGAAATAATGCTTCAAGGCAATGTTTTTGGGCGTATCTTCGCTGCTTGGCGTAAGGATACCTTCTCCCTGATTAAAGGCATTCACTCGCAGCGTTCTTTTACCGCAGCACAGGTTGAATCGTTAGGTTATTACAAAACCACTAAATTGAACAACAATGGTGGTATTCAGAACCTGCAAATAAGTTTTAGCGTTCCTGCCGACAATAAGAAAAGTGCTGGCGGATATGCCGAATCCGGCTATACTCACGGAACAAAATATGTATGGAGTGATTCCAATGCAAGCCCTATTGGTGACTTGAAGGATATGTTCCATTATGCATGGGTGTACAATATTCTTTCCGCAGTGCCCGCAAACTCTGTTTTCAGAATGAGCATAGCCGCTTATGAAGTGTTAAAGAACCATATCGACACAAAGAAACGTGTATTGGTATGGAAAACTGGAGGATTGCTTGAAACCACCAATTACGCAAGCGTGGAAGTTACCGATGCCGACTTGGCCTCTTACCTTGCAGGTATCCGTGTACCGCCCATTGAGGTAGATGAATACTACGGGTTCTATGAGTATATAGATGGCAACAAAGAGTTGAAGCGCAAGGAGATTGCTGCTTTTGATGCCAACACCGTTGTTTTGAGACCTTCCGGCAATGTGGGTTCTTTCCAGTGGTCAAGGGTATCCAATATCTTTGCCTCGGCAATATCTCCCGTTTACTACGCTGACGGTGGAACCATAGCAATACAGGAGGACAACTTCTTCAAGGCTAATGGAAAGAAATTTTCTGCCACTTCGCTTTGTGTGCCTGTCCCCTATGCGGTAAACAAAATGCTTTACCTGGATATTAGTAAAGCTGCTGCTTAGTATGTCTACGGTAGTCCAATATATGAAAGGTATTATCGGGGTGGATATCCCCGATAGTACCATTTCTGTTATACTTGAGAACAGGGGTATATTGGAAGTAGAACAGACGGTTAATTTAACAGTTGAACAAAAAGAACTTCTTCGGGCCGATGTTTATTCTTATTGCGCCACTATGCCCTCTGCTTCCGGTGTTGTTGATGATGCGGATGGAGATTGGAGACACAGGGAGGGGGGTATGCAAATATCGGAACAAGATAAAAACAGGTGGATACGGATTGCGAATGAGATATACCGCAAATATGGGGAAGCTGGTGTGGCTTATTCGTCAATACGGATAGTAAGGTTATAACATGGAAAATCCAAGATACCCACACACAATAAAGGTAACGAGGGTAGCGGGAGGCGGTCAGTTTGATGATACTTCTACCACGCCAACTACGATTTATTCCGGCGAGGGTAGATGTTTTAAAAACATACGTTCCTATTCTTCTGCGGGGGTTCTCATGTCGGACTTTATAGTATCAATACCAACAAATGAAGTTGTTTTCAGTATCAACGATGATATAGAAGCGACAATCCCATCTAATGGGGATGTCATACGTGGAAAAATTAATTCACGGCCTATTACAACAAACTTTGGTACGCACCTACATTTAAATAACACGGGGAAATGATTAGTAACGCTGATGTATTCGATGCCGCAAAGATTAAGATTGAAAGGCTTTTATGGGAGCGTCTTTATGATGCGCTTATAAAGTTTGGAAGATGGCTTATATTGGATGCACAGATGCAACAGGAGTATCGTAATCTTACGGGGAACACGCTTACCTCTTATGCTTTTGGCATATATAGGAATGGGATGTTGCAGGATATCATATTCGATACAGGTATTAAACCGCCCATTAGAGTAAAATTTCAGAAGGGGGAGATTGTTCGTGAGTTTGAGGATTATGACGGGAATTTTAGAGACCCTGCTGGGCCATATTCCGTACAAACAGATATGGGCTGGGGTGACGAAACGTCTATAACGTTTTTAACGCAATACGAGCCACCGTTCCGTGATGGGCTTGTTATGTGTACTGGTACTGAATATTCTACATTTCTTGAAAACGAATGGGGATTTAACGTGCTTACTGATACTTTTAATGGTGTAAAAACGTGGGGCAGGTCAAAGTTTTTAGAGGGGCTAAAACCGATAAAGTGATATGGATATTGGAAGTTACGATGCAAAAGACATTTTAAGATTTCTTGCCGAAAGATTTACGGGGATAGGCGACATGACGGTAACGTCAGAACCGCCATCTACAATAGATGCAAGTATTGGAAAGTATGTTGTAGTATCACTTCCATCTCGTATTTACTCAACGGGTGGATATGGAAGAACTACTGCGAGAATATCGCTTTGGGCGAGAGATAAAAACTTCACTTCGCCAAATTTTATTGGTGAAAACGTGGGGGTTTTATCAACTATGCAAAGAGCGGTATATGACAAGATACCGTATGTTAAGGGGAACTACTCGGTATCCAATCCGCAGGTATTACCCGGTGGAGTGAAAAATGGATTTCACGTATGGCACATACAATGTGATTTAATAATTACTTAATAAAATTTTTACTTATGGCAATGAAAACAGTAGCAGAACTCACACAGGCGTTTATGGGTGTGGCAACTCTGCGTTATAAGGCAACGAGTGCAAAACTTA